CTCGAGCGAAAGAGAGACCCCGTATCTCTCCCACCGTCATTTTGTATTGCTCCCAGTTCTGAACTGAACCGTGAGAAAGAGCGTCACCTAAATCTTGTTCACGCTCTTCTAATTTTTTATACATATATTTACATATGTCAACTATATCCATTAATATGTTATTCCTCGCTTGGGGTTATCTCTGACATCAGCAATACGACCACCTTCTTCAAAATTTTGCGTAGCTAAATCTTGGGCTGTTCGTTTAGCTGCACGATTCCCGCGTTCAATAGCACCTACATCTGGTCTTGGTTTGGGCTTTATCTGTTTTTTCTTTGGCATTTTATATTCAGAACGTTGAATCCGATCACCTTCACGCTGACTTATATTTATCCCAGTGAGTTCCTCTGAGGAGTTAGGTGTACCACCTAGTGCTCCTACACGACTTATCTCAGTTCTTGAAAAAGGCGATGTGCCACTAAGCATCTCTTCTACAGTTGGACTCATATTTGGAGCCACTGGTTCTTTTGGAAGTTTTGGAGTCTTTAAAGTTATCTTAGGTATATCTCTTTTTGCTCTAGCCATGGTATTCTCCTTTAATTTAGCCACTCATAAATTTTATGGGTTTCTTTTTGACGATGTTTCAACCCGTTATACCCACCGTTTACTCTTTTCGTAATCGTTTTAATAACCTCATCGTTAACACCTTCGTCACATATTTCCCACAGTTTGTTTCTGTGAAAAAACCAAATGGCACTTTCCATCGGATACTTAGACGCCATGAGATCTGGGTCTTTCATGACCTCTGGTAAATCCATGTCCGCTGCGAACTGAGAGTAGTTGTTTTTGCCTGTGCACTGGAGAAAGCCACGTCCACGCCACAAATACCCTTGTCCATCATTACCCATACGACCACCATAAACACGGTCAGCAAGTGCCTGTGGGTTTCTTTTGCACGTTTCCGCCTCACTCTCAGATTCAAAATATTTACCAAAAACTTTTAAAATTGCTTCTGTAGAGTAATTTAAATTTTCTTCTGTGTATTTAAACGTACCACTTTCATGTACTAACTGACCAAGAAAATGCGCCCCACGCTCTGGATTCAATGCATAATGATTACAAATCTTCTTTGCGGTGTTAGGGCCAAACGCACCGTCAGGTGTAGAGCCAATCTTTTCCTGTACTTTTTTTAATGCTTCACTCATTTACAACCTCTTTTGTTCCACAAACACGTTCATATACCATATCGTCTATGTAAGCTTCTGCCCATTTGTTTTCTGTAAAGGTACAGAATACCCAAAGATCATTTACATCATCATTTAACAAGTTAATAATATCTTGCTGCGCGGATACTTGGCCTTGAAGATGTTCAATGTCATGGACGATGTTGCTTATGTACCACACCAAACCAACTAATTGCACAGCCATAGCAAAAACCAGAGCTACTGGTATTTTCATATCAGACATAATTACCTCTTAAAGAATTTCTGTACACCACGCACACCAAATGACGCTGATATGGCGATACCTAAACTGTAAAAATACCAGTCAGGTGCTTTGGAAAGCTGTTCAAAACCACTATCTACCCAACCCTCAGTGCCTGGAACAAACGCCAAAACAAGTGGGATAGACAGGACAATGACGAACCATTCGTCTTTCCAACTCGACTGAGAACCTTGCGCCATGATGCGTTCCCAATCTGCAACACTTGTCTCTTTACTGAGCATAATCTTAGCTTTGGCTTCTGCCTCTGTTAGCTTTAGCTTTGCACTTGCAGCTTGTGCCTGTGACTTTGCATCAAGCCAACTACCTGCTAAACCTGCTATCGGTCCTATTATAGATTGTAACATTAGTTTTCCTCCATCTGTATACTGGTCTTCTTGCTCTCAGCCTTTGCGCTATAAGCATTGAACCCCATAAAAGCTGCGACCACTCCAGAAGCTGCTATGACATACACACTTGCTATATCTGTTATCAAACTTGCCGCTTTGTCAAATCCAAGCACCGAAGCAAGCAAGATAATAAACGGATAAATCAACATTCCCATCAAAGCAAAACCTGTGAAACGCCGCTCTGCATTACGTTTGAGATCACGATCAATCATCTCTAATCTACGATCTTCCAAAGCTATTTTATTCCACTCTGCTTTTTCTATTACACCATTTTTATTGGTATCTGCTTTATCAAACTCTGTCATTTCTTTGACCTCGCATACGCAACTGCTATTCTTTTTTCCCGTGTGATTATAACAACTTTACCAGATTTGTCATATATTATGTATTTTCCGCGCCGCTCAACTACAATCACAGTTCTATTTTAATACACACAACTTTAGCTTTATCACTTGTGACAAGAACTTTAGCCTCTTCTTTTGCTAATTCGCACACCTCTTGTTTAGTGTAACTTCCTACGTGATAATGTTCAAAACCTTGCGTTGCTAATTGAACCCATAATAATACCCACATTTACCAACGCCCCTGCCATTTCCCTAAAAAATAAAAAGCAATAAATAATAACCCACCGCTTATCACAAAGATAAAAGCACCAATGGCAAAGTTAATAGCCGCATCAACTTGCTCCTGCTTACGATAAAGTTCATCTTTCCTTTGCTTACGCATCTGAGCCTCTATCTGTAGGACTTCTTTCCAAGCACTCGGCCCATAGTTCCAAGAGATATGATCTTTGATCTCTGCCCTCATTTGCTCCATTTTTTTCTTGTTGGCAAAGATTTCTAGAGCAGTCTCTTCGTCAGAGCCTTTAAACGTCTTCTTCCAAAAAGGGGGATTCTTCTCACGTTCTTCTATGTTTGTAAAATCAGAGAAAGCCTTACCCCAATTAGACAGTTGACCCGTCATGTCTTGAAGATCTTTCCCTGCGGCAATGGCGGATTTTAATCCTTTAAACGCCCCTGTCGCCATCATGACACAACTGACGGGGTCCATTAGCCACCTCGTTGTAATTTCTGACGTTGCACATCAATACGTTCACGGTTCGTAGCGTCTCTCTGATCCGCAATCTCTTCCTGAGTTTCTAATCGAGCAGCGTCTGCTGCGGCTTGCTGTTGTAATTTAGCAACTTCGACCTCAAGTTTACTCTGATCGTTTTGTACGTCTGCCTGTAGCTCTGCTTGTTTCAGTCCAAGCTCTTGCATACGGAGTTGTACTAACGGATCAGCCGCCGGATTTGGCGGTGGCGGCGTGATCATCTGAGCAACCTGCTGAACTATAACTTGTTCTATCTGAGCAATTGCACGACTCATAGTAGCGTCATCTTGCATCTGCATCTGTAATTGCTGCATCTGCATCTGACCCTCTTCTGGAGTAATACCTCCAGTTTGAACCAATAGATCTACCTGCTGCATCTGTTGTTGTATCTGTTGCATCGCCTGCTCTTGTGCCAACAAGGATACGTGCTCTTGTAGGTGACCATACAAAGCCCCTTGCGCCGGAGCCGTTGCTATAATCAAAGGAGTTTTTAAGAATGCCACATGTGACATGATATGTGCGTTGTGCTCTTGTCCAGGGAACGCTTGTATAAGCTTGCCTTTGAGAACTAATGAGTTCTCTAAAGCTGGACCCGTAGGTTGAGGTTGAGGTTGTGGCGGCAATATTTCGTCAATGTTTTGTATCTCCAGAGCTTGATACATACGACGATATGCTGCGTGTAAGTTGTGCATCTGTGGATTAGATTGAGCAAGTTGAAGTTGACTTTGTGCCAACGACACACGTTGTGCCATAGAGAAAATGTTTGGATCACTGACAGGTAGGATATCAACCCGTCCATCAAAGTCTGTTATTTTAATCTCCGAGTTCGCATTTGCTACTGGGTAAGGATATGCCTCTGGTAAGTTTTCTGCGATAACCCGCGCTAGAATACGAAACTCATTCTTTTGTGCGTAGTGCAGCCGCTTGTGAATCGCTGACATAACCTTCATGCCGCGTTCCAACATAGCCACCGTGGTGCCCACAGGCATCTCCTGATTCATGTTACTTACGGCATTGTCCGCAACTGACACAAACCTTCTTCCACCCTCTACGAGTGCTCCTAGAAGCTGTGCGAGTGTGCCCGATGGTTCCTTGTACGGTAACGGTATGATTGCTTCCCGTATGTTCCCCCCAGGTGCATCTATGTCCCGCCACTC